TTAGTCCGAGTGAAATCCCCCTAGCAAATGGAATTGATATTGACGCATTAAAACAAGCTGACAATGATCCGCTGGAAGTGGTTGTTGAGATACCAGCTGGGAAAAGCAAGAGAGGGTGGAATTACACTTCTAAAAGCTTACAAGACATAGTTAACTATACTATGGAAAATACCCTAAATGGTTTTTTAGGACATCAAAAGCCGGAAGATGTATCCACAGAGTTTGTTCCTCCAGCAACACACTGGATAGGAGCAGAAATGAGAGGGAATAAAGCATATTTCAGAGGTCTTATAGACGCTGACGCAAGCAACCTTAAACGCTGGATAAGGACAAAAAGGATACAAGAGGTAAGTATATTTGGTTTTCCGGATTTAAAGAAAAATAACAGCACTGGAGAAATAGAGGTTGTGGGATATGAGCCTCTATCTATCGATTGGACTCCATTACACAGGCCAGGAATGCCAACGAAGATTGTAGGCATGGAAATGGATCAGCTATCTGGTGAACAATTAGATGGAACCTTCGAGAAATTAAGACAAGATCTAAGAGAGGCAGCCAAACAATACTTTAATGTTAATGGTAATGGAGATTATGTATGGGTCAAAAGCATTAGATATGACACAAGCTCATGCATAGTTGAGTATGAACAACAAAATCAACCTACAAAGCTATACAGCATACCATTTACTATCGAAAATAAAGAGGTAAAGCTTGGTGAAAAGACAGAAGTGGTTGAAAAAAGAGTATATGAGCCTGCAGAACCTGCAGGAGAAATGAATAAGGGAGGTAATACAATGGATTTTAAGGAGTTAATAAGTAATATCAATGGCTTACTACAAACAGGCAAGGTCACATATAACCAGGTACTTGGAGAAATGGCCATCACACCAGAAAAATTAGCGGGTGAAATGGAAGAAATTAAGATTGCGATAGAGGCCAAAGATACTCTAGACCGGGTAAAAGAGGCTTTAGGGGTAACAGGCGAAATGGATGTAGTAGAAGTGGCTAAAGCAGGAAAGAAAGCTATTGACGAATCAAGCAAAGAGAGTCTCACTAATACAATCGATAAGGTTGTAGAAGAAAAGGTAACAGGAGAAATGGCTCAAGGTTTAGTTAAAAAGATGTTAAAGGTTGATGAAGGAGCTACAGAAGAGGTTATTGCAGGAGAAATTGATAAGATACTTGCAGATGACCTAATGAAAAAGGTACTTTCAGATACTCACGTCGACCAAGGAGCGGGAATTGGAATTGGCTCAAGTAAGACAACAAGCGGGAGCCTAAGAACTAAAAGAGCTCATATTTAATAAAAGGAGGAATAAACTATGGCATATACAGGACAACCAATACCAAGCACACAGGTGACTATCACAAGAGCAAAGATAAGTGATGGAAAATCAGTAAGAGTTACGGTGCCGGCAGAAACAACAATCGAGGCACAAACATTTGTGTTGCTAGATGGCTTTTTTGGATTGGCCATGGATAGTGTAAAAACCGAAGCGGGAGAAACTGCAGAGATAGCTCTTTCAATTGAACAGGCAGAGTACGAGACAGACAATATCGTTACTGCAGATGCATTCAACAGAGGAGACAAGGTCTATTGGGATGGCGGTAAGTTTACAACAGCTGCAGATGATGGAGGCTCTCCTGCTACAGAATATCGACTTGTAGGAAGAGTGACAACAGGTAAAGATACAAGCAATGTAATTCATTTTATGTTGCTGCCACAACAAGGATAATAGGAGGGAATATAAATGATTAAAGTATTCAGCCAAGATACACTTTTAGAACAACGCAGAAAGCAGAGCGTAGAAGAAAAAGTCCCGTTTGTAGTAGCTGGAGAGGTTTGTTATGTAGATAAAAAAATCGTCAATGGAGAAATGGAGCTCTTAGATTTTAATAAGCCTCTAGGAGAGATGATTAACTTTGGCTCTGTTTCAGAACTCAAGGAACTGCTTAGAAAGGTAGTTCTTGATGTAGAGCTGGGCAAAGAGCAGGTGAAATTGCTTTACCAACCAATCTACGATAATATATCAGACCCAAACTTCCCAGAGGTATTGGATGCAAAGTGGGCAATGTATGGAAATTGTGTATTTTTGGAGCACATGGAAGGTGACGAGGTTAAGTTCGGTAGCATTGCTGCAGAGCATGGGCCAACAGCTAGAATCAAAACTTATACTTCTGGCTTCGAGTATACAAAGAAAATGATAGACTTCAACGAAACATTCAATGTCGAAATGCTAAATAAGTCAATGGGAGAGGCTTATAATGCACTTCTAAACCATTTGCACCTATATCCTATCATTGCATATAACTACAAAGCTGCAAATAAAACAGCATTCAAAGGCGAGGCAGGAGATCCAATCTGGTTAGGAATGTACAAAACATTTGCACAGGCAGTTAAAGATTCTAGAATAGCAAAGAGACCAGGAACGGTACTTCTAGCAAACTCTGCAGACGCAATGGATATAGAAATGGCTCTCAAAGGTGGACACCAAATCGAAGGAACTATCTATCCAGCAATAGCAGGTATTAACTCCATCATCTACTATGATGGATGGGAAGTTACTGTAGGTAAGAAACGCCATGAATATAAAGGTGTAGAGCCTGGAAAAGCTTATTTAATTAGACCTAAGCGTGGTTTTAAAGAGCTAGTTAAAAGAGATTATACTGTTGAGACTGGCAACAAAGATGTTTCTAGACTCATCGAAGAGCAAATTGTGGCATATTGCTACAGAGGAGTATTTGCAGCAATAGATGAGAACGTTCAAGAAATTACATTGAGATAATGCGATTGATTGCATTATCTCTTTCAATTTAGGAGGGATTTCATGGAGGATATAACTAAATTGCAACTTTATCTAAACGATAAAGAAGGTAAAATATTCTCTCCAGAAGAACTGCAAATGCTATTAGATGAGGCTGACTGTTTATATTGTGCTGCGGCTGAAGGGTGGAGTCTAATCGCAACAAAATTAAACCCATCCGACACTAAAAAGTATACGGTCGGAATTGAGACCTATGAAAAAGCTGGTGTAAACGAACAAACAAAATTTGCTTTAAATAATGCAGCATACTTCAAAAGCAAATGTACTTATCCTGGAAAGGGAAGCTTTATTTTAAGAGCTAGTACAGAGGTTGAGCTATGATTACTGCAGGGGAAAGAAAGCAAGATATTATAAACTCCATTGAAGAAAATCCGACGGAGATAACTATTAATTCATCTACCAGAAAAGTGATCGATGGAGCTTGGAAGATTGAGAAGGGCACTAAAACTTTAAAGGTTAGAATATTCCAGCAGAAAAATACAGAAGTTTCCTCTATAAGCGATATAAAGGGAACTGCAGATATTAGTAAAAAATATGGAATGCTTGCAGATTATCTGGCGGATCTAAGAGATGTATCAGAGGAGAAAATAAAATTTGACTCTCCTTATGGAAAAATGGAAATAATCGCAGCGTACCCACAAATAGTACAAGGTGAGATATGTGGGTACCAATGCGAATTAAAGAGGGTGAGTTGACATGTTATCAACAAAGTCTGTGAATTATATCAATAGAAAGTTAGCGGGAACCCATATGATCCTTATGAACTTTGCTGGAATAATCGAATCAGAGGCTAAAAGAAACTCAAACCCACGATACTGGACTGCTAGAACCAATCATGCAACACAGTCAATTCATTCCGGAGTAGAAGGTAGGGGTAGAGATTTAACTCTTTATTTATCACATGGAGTTAAATATGGTAAGTACCTTGAAGAAGGAACACCGCCTCATGTGATAAGGCCTAAAAATAAAAAGGCCCTCTATTGGCGTGGAGCAGCTCACCTAGTTAAAAAGGTTAATCATCCAGGTACCGAAGGAAGACCTTTGATAAGAGATACTCTGATGAACAATAAAGAAAGGCTAAAAAGTACTATCGTTAACTGGTGGGCAAATGAGTAAATTGGGGTGATTAAATGAGAGCAGGCATAAGAAAGCAAATAATAAAAAATGTCATCACTCTAAAAGATTGCTACGAGCCTAATGTCCCTAAGAAATCAACTGAAAAGCCATATGCAGTAGTGGTGCAAGGGTCAGATACATCAAGCCAAGACCCTACAAGTTTTCAAAGAAATATAGAGGTATGGCTTTACTGCAACATAGGTACGTTTCAAACTATGGATCAGTTGATGTTGGAGACTATAAAATCTTTAGATTTAAAAACATTTACAGACCCAAACACTGGATTATCCTATACAGCTAAATTTAAAAATACAATTGGCCAGGATATGGTGGATGAGGAATGGGGAGCTATAGTCAGAGGGTTAGAATTCTCTGTAATTGCATTACACGAATCAGTGGAGCCAACAAATGATACATGGGAAAATGCTGCAGCTGATTTCATAGAGGATGCAGTCAACACTGTAGCTTATAGAGGAGCTTGGAGAAAAGATTTCCAGGTTCCTTCTGTTTTATGCAGGACTATAAGCAAGGCTACACAGCCAATGAACTACAAATCTTTTAGAGAAAACAGAGACATAAGAATCCATGTGGTAAGCGATAATCAAAATGAGCTTAATCAGCTCATTGATACTATAGAACACGAGCTGATGAAAGCTATAAAAATACCGCTGGACATAGAGGACAGGAGATACCTAACTATACAATCAATTCGTGAAGATAGAAACAATGATATGTTAGGAACTGGACAGGTTACGGTAACAATGACGAGAATAAACAATATTCAAAGAGATGGAACTTATATAGAGAAAATTTATAGCAGAGGACAGGTTAGTGAGGAGGTCTAAAATGAGCGAAAATAAGAGAACTACCAAAGCGACAAAAAAGTCTGCAGAACATGAGTATCTAGTAGAAGAATTGATACTTAACTGTGAAGCCATCACCGGACATAAGCAAGAGGTTGCTGCAGGAGCTTTATTCGGTTGCGAAAAAGAAAAAATGACTAAAGAAGAGTTTGAGTCTAAGGTAAAACAATTCTTGAAAAAGGGGGTTAAATAATGGCTAGTGGATTATGGTCAGAAACTGACAGACCTATAAGACCTGGATTTTATAACAGGTTTAAAGCTGCAGCACTTGCAAGAATCCAGATGGGTAAGCGAGGAATTGTAGCAATGCCTGTGAAAGCTAACTGGGGTCCAGTAAAAGAGGTCGTAAGGATCACATCCGAAAAGGATCTTATTGATAATTTTGGCAACGATATGGATTATTCCGCTTACAAACTTGGTCGACTTGCTTTACTTGGGCAGCCTAAAGAATTGTTGCTATACAGAATGTCGGATGGGACAGAAAAACAAGGTACTCTAACATTAAAAGCACTAATAGAAGCGGTTGAAACCGACACAATAAAGCTCGATACTAAATATCCTTCCTCTAGAGCTTTTAAGATTTCAGTAGCACCAAACATTATAGATGATACAACTACTGATATTGCTTTATACGAAGAGACCAAGCCTTTATATGAGTTTAAGGGCCTATCTGGTACACCAAACGAAATTGCAGCGGCTATCAATGAGGATGAAGGTAACAAGTGGTTAGAAGCTACTTCTTTGCTCACAGATCATTCGACTCCAATAACACTTACTGGCATTGCAGCTAAAGATATGACAGGGGGAAGTGCTGGTGTTGACAGCATAACATCAGAGCATTATATCGGAGCCATGACAGCTTTTGAGGGAAGAAAATTCAATGGCTTTACCCTTGATGGAGTTACAGACCAGGCTATCCACACCACTGTAAGAGGATGGGTGGAAAGAAACAGAGACAACGGAAAGAAAATCAGAGCTTACTTGGGAGGCACATCAGAAGAAACAATCACAGAGGCAAATAATAGATCCAAGAGTACCAACTACGAAGGAATCATTAATGTTGGAGCTACAGGTGGAATACTTGATGGAATTGAATACACTCCAGCAGAAACAGCGGTGTATATCTGTGCATTAGGAGAAGGCCAAGACATGAAAGAATGTCTCTGCAACCAAACAACAGTATTCCAAGATGTGACTACACACTTAACCAATGAAGAAATTGAGGAGGCTCTACTTTCTGGAACCTTAATATTAAGGTATGACGACGGTGCTGTAGTTATTGAAGATGATGTCAACACACTCAAGAGATATGGCCAAGACCAGAATGAAATTTGGGGTTACTTAAGAGCTATCAAGTTTATGGACATGGTTGATGAAGATACATCTTTAACTGGAAATAGACAATATGTTGGCAAGGTTCTAAATGGAAGAACAGGTCAACTTGCAGTCCTTACAGCTCTAAAGATTTACTTTGAAACTCTCCAAATTGGAGGTCTTATAGAAGATTTCATTGTTGATATTGATGAAGAGCTACAGAAAAACGCAGCCAATGACGAATTTTTCTGGATTTGGGATGCTAAATACATCAATGTGATGAAGAAGATATTCGGCACTGGATATATTAGATAAAAGGAGGAATGAAGCATGTCATTTAATCCAGATAGAGTCTTTTATGGCTCTTTCTCTAAACTCTTAATGGATGGAGAATGGCAAACTAATGTCACTCATACAGAGGCAAAAGTTGAAATGTCAAAAGGAGAACTGAATGTTATGGGTGACAACTGGACTAGATACAAAAAAGGCCAGTTGAGTGGTTCTGGAACATTCTCCGGATACAAAGTTACATCAAAAATGATTGAGCAAGGATTTGAAAGGTTTGAATTGATTGTTGCTCTTGAAGATCCAGAGGCTTATGGGCACGAAAGAGTTAGACTTAAAAACTGTATGGCAGACAGCATACAACTTGCCAATGTAACAAGCGGAGAGGTAATAGAAGAAGAAACTTCGTTCACATTTGAAGGCTATGAATTGTTAGACGCAGTTACTGCAGAATAAAGGAGGAGAAAATATGTTAGAAAATAAAGAAAAAGAAGTAAAGACTCAAGAAGAGGTTGAAATGACAGAAGAGGATATCATAAACAAACTTATGGAACCTACAGATGTCCCAGAAAGAACTTACAAGATAGAAAGGCTTGGAATCCCTGTGACTTTGAAAGGCTTAAGCGAAAGGGAAATCCAAAGAATTAGAAAAGAATGCACTACAGAAAGAAAGCACAGAGGACAGAGAGTTAAAGAGCTTAACGAAGAGGAGTTCAATGCGGCTCTAATCGAAAAAGCTACAGTAAAACCAAACTGGAGTGACAAAAGGCTCCTGGACAAACTTTCACTTTCTTCCGGAAGAGAAGTTATCAAAAGAAGATTGCTAGCTGGAGAGATGGTAGCTCTAGGAGACAAGGTTATGGAGCTTTCCGGATTTGATGATGATCTTGAAGAAATAAAAAACTAATAGGTCGGGGTTCTTTCATAACACACCTTTACAATCTTTTTGTAAAACATAATATGGATCCCGACTTTGTTATGTCTAGAAGTGACATGGCTAGAAAGCTCCTCTTTGCTTTTTCTGAACATGAAATTGAGGAAGAAAAGAAAGATACAGAAAAAGCAGAAAGAGATAGGAAAAAACGCAAGAGGGGAGGGAGGTAATTGGCTGAACAAGAAATCTATCGCTTAGAGGTCAATGTCGATATCAGTGGAGACGAAAGAACCAGAAGAAGACTCTCCGCTATGGACAGGTATACCGAAAGAAGTGAAAGAAGAATGAGACAGCTGGACAGGATGGAAGCGAGTCCGGCTGTCAGACTTGAAGACAGGCTATCCTCCCCCTTGAATAAAGTTGAAAGTAGAATAGGTGCATTTGCCAAAAGAGCTGTGAAGAAGTTTGCTGCAGTTGCCACTGCTGGAGCTGTATTATTAGGTGGCTTTGGACTAGGTTCCACAATGCAAACATTCATGGATTTTGAGCAGGGAATGAAAAATGTCCAAGCTACAACTATGGCCACAGAAGAGGAAATGGTTCAGCTTACCGACACCGCCAAAAAATTAGGCTCAACCACTGCCTTTACTGCCAAAGAGGCAAGTGATGGAATGAACTACTTGGCCATGGCCGGATTTAAGACCAATGAAATTATAGAGGCTATGCCAGGGCTTTTAGATCTAGCTGCTGCAAGCGGAACTGATCTAGCGAGAACCTCTGACATTGTTTCGGACGCATTAACCGCCTTCGGCATGACAGCCCAAGAGACTACCCATTTAGCTGATGTAATGGCCAAAGCTAGCTCGTCAGCTAATACAAATGTAGAACTCTTGGGCGAATCTTTTAAATATGCAGCAGCTCCTGCCACAGCTTTTGGTATGTCGGCAGAGGAAACCATCACAGCCCTTTCTAAAATGGCTGACGCAAGTATTAAAGGCTCAATGGCAGGTACCGCTCTTAGGGGAGCTCTGACCAGGTTATCGAAACCACCAAAACAAGCAGCCAAATGGCTGGATAAACTAGGTATTTCCATAGCAGATACTGAAGGTAACATGCGTCCATTTAATGACATAATGGGCGATATGAGAAGTTCCATGAAAGGTTTATCACAGGAGCAACGACAACAAGCCATAGCAAGTATATTTGGTCAAGAGGCTATGTCGGGTATGCTTGCAATTTTAAACACCAGTACAGAAGATTTTGAGGAGTATACTCAAAGTTTAAAAAATGCAGATGGTGCAGCTAAAGAAATGGCCAATATGAAAATGGATAGTCTTGGCGGTCAAATTGAATATCTCAAATCTGCTATAGCTGGTGCAAAAATAGAGCTTGGAGAAAAGCTCGCACCTTATGCCAAAGATTTCGTAATATGGCTTACTGCTAATATTCCAAATATAACAGATAAAATAGTTGAACTCGTAGACAAGACTGTAGAATTTGGAACTAAGGCATATCCTTATGTAGTAAAATTCATAGATATATTGAAAGCTATTTCTCCATTGTTAGCTGGAATAGCAGCAGGGTTTGCGGCTTTTAAAACAGGGTTAATAGTACTAGAAGTCGTAAAAGCATTTGGAAAATTAAAAGCGATAGTAGGTACTGTTGTATTTGCCTTCCAAGCTGTAGCAGGAGGAGCAGCTACGCTTGCGGAAGGAATGGCTCTCATCATGGGTCCAGTTGGCTGGGTGGCTTTAGCAGTAGGAGCCTTAGTAACAGGATTTGTATTAGCATATAAACATTCAGAAACCTTTAGAGAGAAAATAAATTCCCTAGGTAAAGGGTTTATGAATTTTGCAAGACCTTTAATTGATTTCATGATACCTATATTAAAAGATATAGGACAATCCTTTGTTAATCTAGCCCAATCGGTTATGCCTATGGTTAAAGACGCATTTAATGTCATAGGTAGCGTTGTTGGGTTCTTATGGCAAAATATATTATCACCCTTCCTGGAATTTATAATAGGGGTATTTGTAACGCAGTTTAAAACTTCTTTTAGCATTCTTGGCAACGCAGTAATAACTGTAGTAAACACTATAGCTGGAGTAATGAAAGGCTTACACATGATATTTATAGGTATATCAGACTTTATAGTAGGAGCGTTTACTGGTAATTGGTCACAAGTATGGGAAGGGATTAAAAGTATTAGCTCTGGAGCTGTAAAAGTTTTATCTAGCATTTGGACTGGCCTATTTGGCTCATTAAAAGAACTTCCAGGAGAAATGTTAGATATCGGTAAAGATATTATGCAAGGATTGGCCGATGGAATTAAGTCTATGATAACAGCTCCAATAGAGGCTGCTAAAGACGTAGCAGCGGGCATAGCTGAAAAAATAAGAAGTAAACTTAAAATACACTCCCCTTCAAGGTTGATGATGGAGTATGGTGGTTTTACAACAGAAGGATTAGCTAAAGGTATCAAAAATAAAATACCAAAGCTTGAAACTGTTGTAGGCACTACTTACAAAGTGATTACAGATAAAGGAGAAAATAAAAAAAACCTGCTGAAAAACTTCTTTGATATGACAATCCCAAAAGCAGAGAAGCTGAAAGAAGTTCCATTCTTCCAAAAAGTTGTAGAAAAGACGAAAAAAATAAAACCTTATATCATGAAATCAGACTCCGACGAGCCTCAAGACAATATTCCAGTTGTCGCTGCCGCTGGATCCGGAGGTGGAAACACATACATTATCAAAATAGACAACATAGACGTAAATATAGATGGCCCGGAAAGCAATGGAGATAGCGATGAGGATATTAGAGAAATTGTTCAAGAGGCTCAAGAGGAATTTGGAAGAAAATTATTAGAGGCTTTAAGGGATAAAAAATAGGAGGTGGAACATGGACGTATATATAAAAACAGAGGATGAAACCTTTCACTTTCCAGTCAATCCTTTCTCTATCTCTATTAACGGAGGTAAAAAGTACGATACTTTCGACATATTGTACAAAGGAGAAAGAGATTTTCCGGCAAAAAAGGCTAAACGAATAAAGATTTTAACACTTGATACTATGTTCCCCTTTGAATATGAACCTTATTGCAGGTATAAAAACATCCCTAGTCCGGAAGAGGCTGTTAAAAAGATAATGGACTGGTCTGAATCAGAAGCTATGGTTCGATTGATTATTACGGACTATAGCTTCAATGAAATTATCAATATATCAGACTATCAGATTAGTGAAACTGGAGAAAATCAAAGAGATAAATATATAACTCTGGATATTAGGGTTGTAAATGGAGATGGCTCTAGCGGTATTGCGACCGTTGAAAAAAACACCGCTAAATCTCCATCTCCACAGCTAAAGGAAATAAGGCAAAAACCAAGCCAGCCAAAAACATATGTAGTTAAAAAAGGGGATAGCCTTTGGAAAATTTCTAAAAAAATATATGGAGATGGCTCGAAACACAATGCTATTTATGCAGCGAACAAAGGGGTTATAGGTAATGATCCCGGTGCTATTTATCCAGGACAAAAATTTATAGTACCTGTGTAGAGTAGGTGATTAAGCATGTACACTGTTATATTAAGAGGAGATACTAAATTAGACAATTTAAAGATGGATATATTTTTGAGTGAATCTATTGACTCTATCGCCTATACTGCACATATAAAAATAGTTGTGCCACAAAATCTCTCGCTCATGGAAGGCGACGCTATAGAAATCATTAAAAACGAGGACCCTGGAAAAGGAACTGTATTCAAAGGAGTTATATGGGTTAAAAATACCGACACAAAGCATAATAAAGTCGGAAGTTTAACTTGCAAAGAGAGGACTATCTATATTGAAAAAAGCGAAGATGAGTACCTCTTCAATGCGGGAACGACAGCAACTCAAAGAGCCAAACAAATGTGTGGAGATTGGGGAATACCTATAGGAGAATTCGCTGATACTGGTATTCCTCTAGCCAAAGCACCACCAAAGATAAACACAATCTACAGCATGATGCTGGATGATCTAAAAGAGACCGCTGAAAAAGGAGGCGGTCTTTTTAGATATCGAATGCAAAATAAATTAGACCTAATCCAGATAGGCAGCAATGAAGTTGTCCACGATATTAGCAAGGCATTAGAAAACATAGGTCAACTCGGCAGCCTTGAAGGAGCTATATCTAAGGTAAAGGTCCTTGGAAAAAAAGAAGAAGGAACAAAATCTCCAGTGCTTGGCACTTTTGAAAAGGATACGGACAAAATAGGTACCTTACAAAAGGTTATCCAGGATGAAAAAATCCAAGATGTTGGTACTGCTAAAAGCAAAGCCGAGGCTTTATTTTCTAAAGGCGAAGGAAAGATATCTGTAAGAGGGGTAGACATTCCGGATATAAGAGCGGGAGACAAAGTAAAAATCAATGGATTTTATGTTTATGTAACTAGCGTGATACATAAACTTGGTGAACCAGGAAGTATGGAACTAGCCTTAGAGTCTATGGATCAGATAAGGAGGAAGTACTATGCAAATACTTGATGAAATTGCTAGAGAGCTAAATAAAAAGCAAAAAAGTGCCATAGGAAAAGCCTTATTTAACACAGGCTTAGTGCTAGGAACTATGACTGGTACAAATAAGGTGAAATTAGATAATTTCAAGTATGAAGTAACATGTTTGTTTTCAGAATATGTAACGAGGCAGCACAAACGTATTGTAACAATATCTCATGACGAAATGGCTCAAAGAGATCTAGGTGACAAAACAGAAAATGATTACCTAGACACAGATGATAAAGCTCCTCCATATACAAGCTATAAACACAATTTTGTAGAATTGCAGTTTGAGGATGTCTTAAAGGTAGGAGATAGAGTCCTGGTAGCTGTTGTCAATAATGGTTCTGATCATGTCGTCCTGGGGAGGGTTGTGGAATGACAAACCTCTTTCCGGAAAACATGGATTTTGAAATAACAGACATGGCAGAAAGTGAAAGCGATAGTGTTGAGAATTTCAAAAAAACATATGCTTTCGATTTTGAAAAAGGTGATTTCATAAGAGGACCGGATGGCAAAATTCTTCTAGTAAATAGGCTCGAAGCTTACAAACAATGGTGTCAAAAAGTATTGCTGACAAAGAGAGGAAAACACCTTTCTTATACGCATCTCTATGGTCAGGAATACTACGAGTTAATTGGTCAAGACATAATCAAGTCGGCAATAGAACTGGAAGTAGAAAGAATGACCAGGGAAGCTCTCATGGTTCATCCATATACCAAAAAGGTTGAGAATTTTGTTTTTGAATGGGATCAAAACAAAGAGATCTTATATTTCACATTTGATGTAATGACAGTCTTGGATGAACTTTTTACTCTTGAACATACGGAAGAAATGAGGTGATAAAATGCAAAGAGAATTAGAAATGCCAGATTTTCTCAAAGAGGACGCTGATACCATCCATAACAGAATGCTTGAAAAAGCACCACCAGACATAAACCTGGTGGAAGGTGATTTTTATTGGGATGCAACAAGACCTACTGCAGAAGAAAAGGCGGAGCTTACACAAATAAAACTTCAAAATATATTAAGACTTGCATTTCCTCAATCTTCATATGACATATACCTAGAATACTTAGGAGAGATGAAAGGTGTTTTTAAACGTCCTGCAACAAAAGCTACAGGAGTAATCACTATACGAGGGTCAGAAGGTGCGATTATCAAGAAAGGCTATATAGCTTCTACGATTTCAACAGATGAAAAACCTTCTATTGAATTTGAAATAGAAGAGAACAAAGAAATAGGCCCAGATGGAGTGGTACATGTAAAAGCTACATGTACACAGCCTGGCATTATAGGCAATGTAGCGAAAGACACCATAAAAATACTTAGCAAATCCGACGGAATACACAGCGTTACAAACGAAAGTGAATTCATGAACGGTTCAGAGGTTGAGGACCAAGAAGTTTTTAGAGAGAGAGTCCTGGAAGCATACCAAAATGAGCCTCTTTCCGGAGCTAAAAGAGACTATGAGAGATGGGCTAAAGAAGTTCCTGGAGTTGGCCCTGTTTATGTGAAATCGGAATGGGACGGACCGGGAACAGTAGGGATTTTAGTGTTAGATTCAAATGGAAATCTGGCCAGCGAAGAATTGCTAAAAGCTGTGAGACTNCGGCAAAAACACAACAGAAGGACTATCTCCAATAGGAGCTTTTGTCATTGTTGCAACCCCGAGAACAAAGACTATAAACATCTCAGCTAACTTCACGATTGACCCAAAATTCAATCAGCTTGATGTTATAAGCAGTATAAAGAAGTATGTGTCAGAATATCTACAAACAATAGACATGAATGGGTCTGTAATGTACAAAGCTATAGATGGACTATTAGGAAGCATGATCATAAGGAGAGAGGGAATCCTCGATTACGAGAATTTGACTATAAACGGAGAAGCTAAAAATATACAGCTGGTAGATGAGGTCGCCTCAATGGGAGAGGTGATAGCTGCATGATTAAA